TTCACACGCTTACGCAGTTTACTATGATGCAAACAATAACTTAGGTGCAGTGACACCTAATCCTGCATATTCAACAGGTGGCGCATCGCAAAATTACATTGTAGCAGAAGAATTATTAGTACAATCAGACATATTAACTGAAATGGTACAAGACACATCACCGCAGTTAGGTGGCACTTTAGACGCAAATAACTTCAATATAAACATGGGATCGGGTTCAGTTACGGTAACAGGCATACCTAATCCATCAAATGCAACAGACGCCGCTAACAAGCAGTGGGTTGAGGCTCAAGTAGCAACAGCTAACGAATTAAGCGAACTTACTGATGTAGATACAACAGGTGCAGTAGCAGGTTCAGTTTTAAAATATGGTGGTGCAGGTTGGATAGTAACTAATAACATTGAAGAAATAACGGAAGTAGCAGAAGATACATCACCACAATTAGGTGGCTCGTTAGATTTAAATGGAAACAATATAACAGGATCAGGTAACATCACTACTACAGGTAATTTAAATGTTACAGGTAATGGAGACTTTACTGGTAATTTAGTATTAGGTGGTAATTTAACTGTTAATGGTACAACTACTACTATCGACGTAACTACATTAGAAGTTGATGATCCATTAATTTACTTGAACAGAAATGCAAGTGATAATGCTAACAACACAACAGACTCAGGTGTATTAATTGAAAGAGGATCAGCGGAAGATCACGCTGGTATGATATGGGATGAGTCAGCTGATGAATTTAGATTCTTTACTTCACCTAATATCACAGCCGCAACGACAGTTGTAACAGGAATGGTAAATGCAGATATTAGAGCGGCGACGGCTCACGTAACAGCTACACAGGCCCAATACGCTGACTTGGCAGAGCTTTATACAACAGATGCAGATTACGAACCAGGTACAGTTATGGTATTTGGTGGAGATGCTGAAGTAACGCAATCAATGAAATCTATGGATCATACGATTGCTGGTGTAGTATCAAGTGATCCTGCTTACTTAATGAATAAAGATCAAAAAGGTAAGACAGTTGCTATAGCATTAAGAGGTAAAGTACCTGTAAGTGTTATAGGTCCAGTTAAAAAAGGTGACTTAATTGTAACAAGTGATGAACCAGGTGTTGGACAAGCACACGCAGGTGTAACGAATTGTGTTTACGTAATTGGTAAATGCATAGAAGATGATGACACAGAAAATTTAGTTAGATTAATTAACTGTGTAGTCTAATCATATTTAGATTTAATATTATTAACTTTTTTGTAAAACTTATCAAAAACATTTAATTGTTTTCTCATGTCTTTTAACATCTCTTGGGTATGATAATAACTGATAGGTAGAGTAAAAAATTTGTATTTCTTTTTTAGTTTATTAAACTTTTCTTCAATATTTGATAGGTTAGATATATCAGTTTCAACAGCTTTAAAAAGTTCTCGGTACCACTTTTCATTTTTAAATTTTTCTTTTATTTGTTCGTGGTCATAATCACCGGAATTGTAATTTATATTAATTTCTAGTATTTCAAAATATAGTGCCCTTACAGGATTTATATCTTTCCTATATTTTTTCATAACAGATTTTACAGCAAAAGAAATATTTCTTGTCATTAGATTGTTTACAACAACGTAGTATGCATCTTCAATATCATATCTTAGTTGCAAATCAATTTCAGTATTATTATTAGAGTGTTTGTAGTATGCATCTACAAGAACTGAATACAAATCTTTCATTTCTTTACGACTCATACCGTCGCAGAATTCGTAGAACTTTTTTTTAGTAATGTTATTTTTATTTAGGTATTGAATAATAAAATTACTAACAGTTCTGTTCTTTACAAATTCCTTCAAGTCTTTGATCATTCTGACTTGGTTAATATGGTAAACCTTACTCATGCTAACTATTTACTGTTAGAAAAAGAGTGATATAACTTCTTTAATTTATTAATATTTTTTTTATTGTGCAAAGTTATTTTTGCACCATCATGTAATGGTTTAGGATACTTTGCTATATCAACCCATGCATAGCCTGAACTTTCATGATTCAATGTAGGAACAAATTCTTTTGGAGTTACTATTACATATGTATAATATGTAAAACTTTTATCTTTAGATATGTAAGTGTCTAATGGATTCAGTCCTGACATTGGTGGTACAAAACCCATTTCTTCTTTTAACTCTCTTCGAAGAGCATCAAGTGGATCTTCATTTTTTTCTAACTTACCACCCCAGAAACTCCATGTGTGAGGATATTTTACTCTACCACTTCTCAGGTTTAAAAGTATTCTTCCTGTGCTTTGTGCTAAGAATGTTGATCCTACTGCTTTATACATACTTCTATTTTACTACGATTTTTAAGAAGTTGCAAGTTCTAATTTCCAGAATCCGTTTTTATATTGCCCTTGATAACTATCAATCCACTGCGATCCAGTCCAACGATACTGTATTCCGGTAGTTGTGTTAGTTACATATTGAGTTGTTGAAGTAGCTTGGCTATCAAATGAAACTGTCCAAGCTGTACCGTTCCATTCAATTATGTCGTTTGCGTTTGCTTTTATTTTAAAGTAAGATGAAAAGCCTGGGCCACCTATTGTTGTTGGATTAACAATCAAATATCTTTGTCCAGTAGCCGCCGCCGGTAATCCTTTGCCTGGATAAACTTGTTCTGGATCAATAATTTTTGTTACAGCAGATATCGTATTTGTTGGTAATGAATCTGCATCTAAAGTAAAAATTAACTTGTTGTTATCAGTTGGGTGAAATGCTAATGTACCAAATACATCATTAGATGCATCTTCTGGATCATCAGATTGTCTTAATATTAGTTTACTGATACCGTCCTGTAACTCTCCGTATTGTTCTAAAAATTCTTTCCAGCTCTCATTATCATTGGCTCCATAAGCACCTAACAATGCAATCTGATTGCCAACAACACTAATTTGTGCATTCTCAGGAGTAATAATTTGCGTTGATATTTGTCCTGGAAAGTTTTCAAAGAAATCCATAAATCTTGGATCGTAATCTAAATCATCTATAGAGTCTGTGTTATTAATTCTTGTAACGATCTGTTTAATAATAGATTGCTTTCTAACTTTTGCAGGTGGATTTAACCAAATAGGTAAACTAAATGTTAGTGTACCGATATCAAGTTGTGTGTCAACACCTTGTGGTACTGCTCTAGAACTCCAGTTAATATCAATAAGTTCAACGTTTGTTATGTTAGTCCAGTCTAATGGATTATCATTTGCTTGTAACTCTACAGCAGGATTGAATAAAACTAATATTTGTTCCATTAGTTGTAATTTTTGATCTGTGTTAGAACACCATATATCTACAGCCATGTTTAAATTATATGGAACTGGCATATGACGTTCAACGGTATATGTGTTGCCTATTTCAGCCGAATATTCTTTTGATGAATTATCAAATTTTCTTTCATTGACTTGAACTTTATCAATTAATCTTGGTTCTTGAAGTCTATCTCTTGCAATCTGTAAGTTTGTAATATATGCACTCATAAATGGTGCAGAGTTCATTACATTTTCTGAACTGTGTCTTAAGATGTGTGCAACCATTCGACTCATGTCAGCGTATCTAACAGGAACTCTTACGTAACTTTCACTATCGCTATTGCTTTTCTTTCCTACTCTTATAGAAAAGTCGTCGAATAATCTTATGAATTGTAATATATATCTTCTTATCTGTTGATCGTACCAGTATTGCATATTAGTCTACCTTAGGTTTAACAACCTTACTCAAGTATTGTCTTTCTTTGTTGTCATCTGTTACAGAAGAACTGTTAGGGTTGTTGATGAAACTGTCAAGTCCTTTGTTCGAACTCACATATGTGCCTCTGAAGTCATCTGAAACTTTGATATATCTATTTCCTTCTTTTCTAAATAATCTACTAGGAGAATAATCAGTTCTCAATACATACTGACCTTCTGTGATAGAATTAGGAAAACTGTTACCGGTATGTGCTATTGTTAAGCCTCTACCAGGTTTTCCATCTTGTGATTTAGCATCTACTAAATGTTGGTCAACAACGTTAGTGTATAAATGGCCAACATCCATACCTTTTGTTGGAACATTTCTTTTTGCTTCATTTATTACAGCATCATTGATATCAATTTCTGATTGGTAAGTTGAAATAATATTTTTAAGATCGTCTGCTTCTTCGCCACTGCCAAGTATATCTCTAAACTCTTGTGTGTCTTGCATAGCCACTGCTTTACATCTCCAAATGTGTGGCCACCAACCTGGATCATATCCTTCTTGTCCTCTAGCGGCATCTTCAACTACATAAAACTTGTTAATCTTTAAATTCTCTTTTGGTGTAAAACTTGTTACAACAGCACTAGCGGTACTCTTATCTCCTGTGATAGTTTCCGTAGCTGTGAAATCACCATCGATTGGAGATATTCTTATGGTCTTTGCTTCATGATTATAACTGACAACTGTTGCAGTTTGTCCTGATGTGCCACCGGTAATAGTTTCACCTTTTCTAAATTTTTTACTAGGCTTCGCTTGTAATGTAATACTTGCTGATTCTAATCTTGTATCATCAGCTTGGTGTGGAAGTTCAAAAACATCACCTGGTATAATTTTTCTACCAAGCCTGTCCATCATATCACCTAGGTGGAAAGTTATGAAGATAGTATCAGCTGTTTGAAAAAGACCAAATTGTGTTAGATCAAAATCTTGATCAGCAACGCTGTAAACACCACGCAAATCAAATACATCTGAATCATATTTTCTATCTCTGTTTTCACCAAACAACATATCTTGCACATTTAAGTTACTCGTGACCGAATTCGTAGGCTGGTCACTACTAACACTATTTGTATTAGTATGAGGTCCTAGGTATTTGTGTACAAACACGCCCGTACCACCCGCTAGAAAGTGTTCTTTTACTGTACGATCGGCAAATTTGTAATCATTACCTCTATTTGGTTTCCATAAACTGAGTCTAGGCATTTCTGTTCCTTTAAACTATTTATTGAATTTAATTAATCTACTAAATAGTAATACAATGGCAAAACAGCAAACAAAACGACAAGAGCTTATCGAAGATATACGTACTATACTAGGTGATGGTATGGTAGATGTTGAGCTTGATCCAAAACACTATGATCATGGTATTGATCTAGCAGTAGACAAATATAGACAGAAAAGCTCAAATAGTACAGAAGAGTCTTACATATTTCTTAAAATACTTAAAGACACTAACGAATATACACTACCAAAAGAAGTAATTGAAGTAAGAGAAATTTTCAGAAGATCGGTAGCTGGTTCAAACAACAGCATAGACTTAGATCCTTTTGAACTTGCTTACACAAACCTATACTTTTTACAAGGTGGTAGAATTGGTGGACTAATGACATGGGACGCTTTTGCACAATACCAAGAAGTTGTAAGAAGATTGTTTGGTGGTTATCTTAATTTCAAATACGTTACTGAGAAAAATAAGTTAATTTTAATGCGTAGACCAAGAGCAGAAGAGAATGTTTTATTACAAGTATTCATGGAAAAACCAGATGAAACTTTAATAACACAAAGATACAGCAGACCTTGGATAAGAGATTATGCACTCGCACAGTGTAAAATGATGTTGGGCGAAGCAAGATCAAAGTATTCTAGCTTACCAGGTGCCCAAGGAAATGTTCAGTTAAATGGAGATACTCTCAAATCAGAGGCCATGGCCGCTATAGAGAAGCTTGAAAGAGAAATTGAAACTTACGGCACAGGTGAAGATCCATTAACATTTGTCATTGGATAATATTTTTTAAAAAAAGTAGTTGACAAAAATCAATTTATAACTTACTATAAGAGTATGTTGATAGGCCTTTTAGGATTTATTGGATCTGGAAAAAATAGTGTGGCGGAGCAGTTTGCTAAGAACGGCTTTACCACAGACTCTTTTGCGGCGCCTTTAAAAGACGCTGTTTCTGATATATTTGGATGGCCTAGAAATATGCTTGAAGGTGACACTGATCATAGCAGAGCATTTCGCGAAGCACCTGATCAGTGGTGGAGTCAGAAATTAGGAAACAAAAGATTTTCACCTAGGTATGCGTTACAAGTGATTGGAACAGAAATATTTAGAGAAAACTTTCATCCTAGTATCTGGCTACACAGCCTAGAAAGTAGATACACTTCAAAAGGTAGACCTGCTA